AGTATTCACTATATGAAGTATGAATTATAAACAACAGTTAGAAGTAATAGAAGGACTGTTCATTCCACCAGATACATCTGTTAGAATGGATTGTCCTTTCTGTCATGGTAAGAATACTTTATCAGTAGATACAGCTTCCAATAATATAAATTGGTTTTGTTTTCATGCTGCGTGTAAAGCTAAGGGTAAGTACACGGGAGAAAAAGATATGAATTATGTAAACTCTACATTCAATAGTAAAAATAAAACAAGTGATGTACCATTTGAAATGCCGAATAGTTTTACAACTATATATTCAGATGACAAGGCTATGAAGTATCTACATAAAAATAACTGTTGGGAAGCATGGAGTTGGGGTAGGGCAACAATTAAATTTGATATAGCACAGAACAGAGTGGTGTTCTGCGTTAAGGATCCAAAGACAGATGATATTGTTGGTGCAGTAGGTAGAGGGTTAACTTCCAGAGTGTACCCTAAGTGGTACATGTATGGTAATAAAGATATACCTTTTACTTGTGGTTTAATAGAGCATAAGGAAGCTATCCTTGTAGAAGACTGTGCATCTGCTTGTGCAGTATCCAATGTGTTGACAGGTATAGCTTTAATGGGTACATCATTAAAAGAATCTCATAAGAAACACTTGACACAGTACAAGAAATTGTATATAGGTTTAGATAGAGATGCAACAACCAAATCATTTGATATTGCTAATGAACTAAAATCTTATGGTGTTAAGAATGTTTATGTTAAAGTACTAGAAGATGACTTAAAATATTATAAAACAAAAGAAATAGAGGATATGTTTAATGACTGAAACGATGATGAAAGAAATAGTAGAAGATTGGAGAGAATGGAGGTATGACATTATAGAATTAAATAATGCTACATGGACACAAAGAGATGAGCAGAAACTTAATGCGATAACAAATATATTAGAAGAACAATTGGAATTACAAACAGAGGAATAAAAAATATGACAGATGACATAGTAATATTATATGGTAAAACTAAATTACCTAGTGATGATTGTAAAGTTATCTTTAAAGATAAATTTAAGAAAGAACATACTGTTGAGCTGTCCAGACTCATTCAAGTATTTAATAATAACATTTGGAATAATAAAAAAAGTGTAAAATGATTAATATAGAAATGTTAAAGAAACAAAAAGAGTATTTACAAATACAATTAAAAAAAGCAGGAAAAGAAATAAAAGAATTAAAAGATGACAATAAAAAATTAGCACAGCAAATACAAGATAAAAATAATATTGTAGGAAATTTAAGAGGTAAAGGATTAATATGATTGAAAAGCAAATAATAAAACTAATGCTCAATAAAGATTTTTATACAGAGTATAAAGGTAGGGTATCTCGTAATGTATTTCAAGGTAGTTTCGGTTCCTTGTATGACACAGTACAGAAAGCACATGATAAGTATGATGCTGATATAAGTATCGATGAGTTATATTCTTTGCACACTACGGTATTTAATCCTGCGTTAACACGAGCAGCTAAGGAGCAGTTCCATGAATTACTTGAGGATATAAAAGAAACAAACGAACCATCAAAACAAATAGCAGATGACATTATAAAAATATTAATTGAGAGAGATGTTGCACAGAAGATTGCAATAGAAGCTACTGAAATATTTAATGGCAAGGCTGCAGACTTTAATTTTATTACAAATCTTATAGAGAAACATAAGACAGGATTACCTGCACAACAGATAGACTCAGTAACAAATGACATTGATGAATTACTTGAGGAATTAAATGTTGTTAGTAGGTGGCAGTTTAATATTAATGTACTTAAAACTAACATAGGTGGAATTGGACCAGGAAATTTAATGATAGCCTTTGCTAGACCAGAGGCAGGTAAGACAGCATTCTGGGTTAGTCTTGTAGCGTCACCCTATGGATTTGCTCATCAAGGTGCAAAGGTACATGCATTTATTAATGAGGAACCTGCAGTTCGTACCCAGATGAGAGCCATAAGTTCTTTTACTGGACTTAATAAAGATCAGATTATTGAAGATGTACCTAAGGCAAGGGAGGAATGGATTAAAATAAAAGATAATATCACTATGCTTGATACTGTTGACTGGTCTATGGATGATATAGATAGTCATTGTGAAAAACATAAGCCAGACATAATTGTTATAGATCAATTAGATAAAGTAAATATAAGTGGTACGTTTGCAAGAACAGATGAGAAGTTAAGAGCCATCTATACAAGTGCAAGAGAGATAGCAAAGAGAAGAGAATGTGTAGTTATTGCTATATCACAAGCATCAGCAGATGCAGATAACAAAGATCATATATCATTTACTATGATGGAAAACTCTAAGACAGGCAAGGCAGCTGAAGCAGATTTAATTATTGGTATAGGTAATAGGGAAGCCTCTAATCCTGATAATGATGTTAGGATATTAAATGTAAGTAAGAATAAAATAACAGGGTGGCATGGTCACCCACCATGTATATTAGATAGATATACAAGTAGATTCACAGGTTAATAGAAAGGTAAATATGATAACAACAGTAGACGTAGAAACTTCGTACCAAAAAACAGATTCAGGTGGATTTGATCCATCACCTTTTAATCCTAAAAACATATTAGTTAGTGTAGGTATTAATGATGAATATTATTTTACTAATCATAGTGAAAGAGTTGATGAAGGATGCCATGCAAAGATACAAAAAATATTAGATGAGACTAAATTATTAATAGGGCATAACATTAAGTTTGATTTAAGTTGGTTACTTGAAGCAGGATTTACATACACAGGTAATGTATACGACACTATGATAGCAGAGTATGTATTAAATCGTGGTGTTCGTAAGAGTTTAACACTATTAATGTGTTGTCAACGTAGGAAATTAGATGCTAAAGATGATGCAGTAAAAGAATATATGGATAGAGGTGTATCTTTTGAGAATATCCCTGAAGAAATTGTAGAAAAATATGGCAGAGTCGATGTAGCTATTACACGACAGTTGTTTGATTCCCAAATGGTAGACTTAAAATCAGATAGAGATAAAGGTTTATTAAAAACAATTAAAGTTATGAATGAATTTTTAATAGTGCTTACTGATATGGAACGTAATGGTATCAATATAAACTTAGAAGACCTTACCCAAGTAGAAAGAGAATACCGAGCAGAGTTTGCATATTTAAAACAGAAGATAGATAAGATTGTTTATGCAAAAATGGGAGATACTAAAATTAATCTGGGTAGTCCAGAGCAATTATCATGGTTAATCTATTCTAAAAAACCTAAAGACAAACATGAATGGGCTAAGATATTTAATACAGGTGTAGATAAGTTTACAAAGAAAAATAAAAAAAGACCTAAGTTTTCTTTTACCCAATTTAGAAATCTAGTAGCCAATAACTCTGAGCCTATATACAGAACTATGGCTAGCAGATGTTTACAATGTACAGGTAAAGGTGTCCTTTTAAAAATTAAAGTTGATGGTACACCCTATAAAAAATATACTAAGTGTAGTGATTGCCATGGTGAAGGTGTTGTATATGCTAACATGGCTAAGTTTGCAGGATTTAACCAAAGACCTAGAAGTGTGTATGATATCTCGGACTCTGGATTTAAAACAGATAGAATTACTTTAAGTAAAATTGCAGGAGAGGCAGAGGGAGAGTTTAGAGAGTTTATTGATTCTATAATTAGACACAATGCTATATCTACATACCTAAATACTTTTGTAGAAGGTATACAAAACTTTACAAATGCTAATGGATTACTACATCCTAAGTTTATGCAAGCTGTTACAGCTACAGGTAGATTATCAAGTCGTGATCCTAACTTTCAAAACCAACCAAGAGGTGGTACATTTCCTATACGTAAAGTTATTCAATCTAGATTTAAGGGTGGACAAATAATGGAAGTAGACTTTGCACAATTAGAATTTAGAACTGCAGTATTTCTTGCACAAGATAAACAAGGTATGGAAGATATAAAAAATAATATAGATGTCCATAAATTTACTGCTGACATCATAGGTGTGTCTAGACAAGATGCAAAGGCACACACATTTAAACCTTTGTATGGTGGTACAACAGGTACTGAAGATGAGAAGAAATATTATAAAACATTTGCAGAAAAATATAAAGATATAACTAAATGGCATGGGGAATTACAAAGTCAAGCTATAACTTTTAAAAGAATTAAATTACCTACAGGCAGGGAGTATTCATTCCCATATGCAGAACGTATGCCTTGGGGTGGATCTAGTTATAGTACACAAATAAAAAATTATCCTGTACAAGGGTTAGCTACTGCTGACATTGTACCATTAGCATGTATAAAAATATATAAGCTAATGAATGAGCAGAAGGTAAAGAGTTTACTTATTAACACAGTTCACGATTCTATTGTGGCTGATGTTTATCCTGGAGAAGAAGCTGTAATGAGTAAGATATTTGACGAG